ACCGGCTGTGGGTGATCGAGGATGAGAACGTCCAGATCGGCGAGTTCTCGGCGACCGATCTCGGCCCGTACCTGGAGGCGGTCGAGGCTGACGTGCGGCACATGGCGGCGCGCACGCGCACTCCCGCGCAGTATCTGCTGGGGCAGCTGTCCAACGTGAACGGCGAGACGCTGAAGGCGACGGAGTCGGGCCTGGTGGCAAAGGTCCGTCAGCGGTCCCGGCCGCTCGGGGAGGGCATGGAGGAAGTCGTCCGCCTGTACCTGACGGCGGCGGGCGACTCGCGCGACCTTGGTCGGATCGAGACGATCTGGCACAACCCCGAGTTCCGCACCGAGGGCGAACTCGTCGACGCGCTGGTGAAGATGTCGACGCTCGGAGTGCCACACGAAGCCCTGTGGGAACGCTGGGGCGCCTCGCAGACGGAGATCGCACAGTGGCGTGCGCTCCGCCAGGAGGCCGCGGAGCGGGTGCTCGGCGGCGACCCGGCAAGCCTGTACGGACCGAAGCCTGCGCAGCCGGTGAACGATGCCGAGACGGACGATGGCGACGCCGTCTGAGCTGGGGCGCACCCGCTACGAGCAGGTCACGTCGACGATCCGGGCGATCGTCGAGCGGGTCCAGGAGATCTGGCGCGGCCTGTCTGCGACATCGATCGAAGACGACTTGTTCGGTGAGGCCGGGGCGCGGATCGCGGACGCGGTGGTGGAAGGCCAGTTGTCGGTTGCGGATGCGGCGCAGGCCTACATCGCGGCACAGATGGCCGCCCAGGGTGGCACGGCGCTGGCGGAGGCGACGCTCGTCGCGTCTGCGTTCGCTGGAATCGCCCCGGACGGCGGCCCGTTGGAGACGCTGCTGTTCCTCCCGGCGATCGGTGTTCGCCGCCGTCTGGCCGCAGGACTGGAGCCTCACGAGGCCATGCTGGGCGGGTTGGCGGACATGGCCCGCTACGCGTCCACGTCGATCTCGGACACGGCCCGGTCGGCGGACATGGTCGGCATGGCGGCGCACCCGAACTGTGTGGCCTACATGCGGGTGGTGCAGCTGCCCGCGTGCTCTCGCTGCATCGTGTTGGCCGGGGAGACGTACAGCCGCTCCGAGGGCTTTCTGCGGCATCCGAACTGCGACTGCCAGACGCTGCCGTTGCGGCCTCACGAATGGGCGGCCGTGCCGTCGCCGCAGGATCTGTACGCGCGGATGTCGGAGGCGCAGCGGCGGAAGGTGTTCACGGTCGCGGGTGCGCGGGCGCTCGCGGACGGCGCCGACCTCGGACAGGTCGTCAACGCGCGCCGCGGTATGGACGTGGCGCACATCTACCGCAGGCGCCTGGAGGTCACGCATGAGGGTGCGACGAGGCGGTCGGTGTACGGGCGGAGTCGCGACAGGGCGGGCGACCAGTTCGCACGGTTCGCCGGTCAGCGCTACGGCGAGGCGACGTCCATGCGGTACTTCCGGTCGACGCGCTCGCCACGCCTGATGCCCGAGGAGATCTTCCGTATTGCCGAGGGCCGTGACGACGAGCTGCGGCTGCTGAGGCGCTACGGCTACGTCGTCTGAGCTTCCCTGCCGCGAGGGCGGGGCGATTGGAAAGAGGTTGGCCGCGATGGCTGACGAGAACACCAGTACCGAGAACGGCGCCGGCGCCGAGGAGACGGGGTCCGCGACGGACACCGCACAGCACGACGACGCCACCACGCAGGGCCTCGGCGAGAACGGGCAGAAGGCCCTCGCTGCCGAGCGCAAGGCGAAGGCCGCGGCGGAGAAGCAGGCCAAGGCGGCGCAGAAGCAGCTCGACGAAATGTCGAAGCGGCTGCAGGAGTTCGAGGACCGCGACAAGACCGAGGCGCAGAAGCTCGCCGAAGCGAAGACCGCGGCGGAGGGCGAGGCGGCGACCGCCAAGCAGGAACTCATGCGCTACCGCATCGCGGCGACCAAGAAGCTCCCCGCGGAGCTCGCGGATCGCCTGAAGGGCGCGACTGAAGACGAGATGGCTGAGGACGCCGATCGGCTCCTCGAGGTCTTCGGCACCCAGCAGCGGCGCAACACCCCCAGCTACGACGGCGGCGTGCGTTCCGGCGCGTCTGCCCCCACTGACATGAATGCCCTGATCCGCCGTCAGGCGGGCTTGGGCTGACCACCGACCGGCGCGGCTCGTTCCGGCCGGACCCATCCGAAACGGAGGCACTGAGCCGTGCCGTACAACAACATCACTTCGCGTACCGACGCGCAGGCCCTCATCCCCGAGGAAGTCTCGAACGAGATGCTCGGCAAGGCGACGGAGCAGTCCGCCGTCCTGAGTATGTTCCGCAAGATCCCGGTGGGCCGCACGCAGGTCCGCTTCCCGATCCTGTCGGCGCTGCCGACCGCGTACTTCGTCACCGGTGACACGGGTCTGAAGCAGACGACCGAGGTCAACTGGACGAACAAGTACCTGAACGTCGAAGAGATCGCGGCGATCATGCCGGTGCCGGACAACGTCCTCGCCGACGTCGACGCGAACGTGTGGGACGAGGCGATGCCGCTCCTCACGGAGGCGTTCGGCCGCGTCCTCGACGCCGCGGTGTTCTTCGGGACGAACGCTCCCGGCTCCTGGCCGACGAACATCGCCTCCGCCGCGACCGCCGCGGGCAACGCGGTGACCGCGTCGTCGACGGCGACGGCGGGCGCGTTCTTCGGCGACATCGACAACGCCTACGAGAAGATCGAGGCCGACGGCTACGAGGCCACCGGCTTCGTCGGCGCCACCTCGGTGAAGTCGAAGCTGCGTAAGTCCCGCGACTCCCAGGGCCGCAAGCTCGACGAGTCCCGGGTCGCCGGGAACCTGACGAGCATCGACGGCCTTCCGGTCGTCTACCCGATGCGCGGGCTGTTCCCGACCGCGACCGGCTCGCCGTCCCTGTTCGTCGGCGACTGGTCTCAGTACGTGGTGGGTGTCCGCCAGGACATCAGCATGAAGATCCTCGACCAGGCCGTCATCCAGGACAACACCGGGGCGATCATCTACAACCTCGCCCAGCAGGACATGACGGCGGTGCGCCTGACGTTCCGCGTCGGCTGGCAGGTCTCCAACACCATCAACAACGACCAGCCCGTCGAGGCCAGCCGCTACCCGGTGGCCCGCCTCGACCTGCCGTAAGGAGGCTGGCTCTCATGGCAGTTGGGCGCACGAACGAATCGCGCACGGTCACCGTCACCACCACGAACGCCTCCACCGCGATCACTGCGGCACCGGGCACGTTCCACGAGGAGGACGCGGGACGCACCATCACCGGCACCGGGATCCCCGCGGGGGCGACGCTTGCGACGGTCACCTCCGACACAGCGGCGACGCTGTCGGCGGCGGCCACCGCGGCGGGCTCGCCGTCGGTGACGCTGGGGCGGGCGCAGGGGCAGGCCTACGGGTTCGCCGGCTGGTCCCCGGAGACGGATGCCGAGTCGGAGACGTACAGCGTGGCCGCGAACAATGCGGGCACGGCGACCCCAGACCGGATCACGAACACGACCACCCGTGTCGAGCAGCGGTCGAGGAGCTGATATGGCGACCACACGCAAGACCAGCACCAAGGCCGCGGCAGAGGCGCCGGAGGGTGCCGCTTCCGCGCCCGCGGAGGCCTCCAACCCAGTCGTCGACGAGGTGCACGAGCGCGGCGGCTGGGCGCTCGGCTACGTCGGTGACCGGGTCGATGATGCGGACGACGACACCTACACGGTCGCGGGCGTCCTCAGGGCTGCCCGCGACGGCGGCGAGTAGCAGGGGAGGCCGCCGTGGCTGTACTGCCTTCGCTGGCGACGGTGGCCGACCTCGCCGCCATCCTCGGCCGCCCGTTCGCGCCGGAGCAGGAGATGCAGGCGCAGGCCTTGCTCGACCAGGCGTCGAGCGTGGTCCGCGCCTACCTGCGCCAGGACATCACGTTGGCGACGACCACAGACACGTTCACGATGCGGCGTGCGGATCCGGTGCTGCATTCCTGCGGCGGCACGGTGACGCTGCCGCAGCGCCCGATCGTCGACATCACGTCCGTGCTCGTCGACGGGGTGGAGACAGCGGACTGGTGGCAGGACGGCAACGACCTGCTCGTGGGCGCCTGGTCATGGGATCTGCCTCCTGCCGCACACCGGGCGCCGCCGGTCGCGGTGACGTACACGCACGGCTGGGACCCGGTTCCGGGCGACATCATGGCGATCGTGATGCAGGCTGCGAACCGGGCCATGGTCAACCCGTCACAGGTCCGCTCGGAGACGGTGGGCGGCGAGTCCGTCACCTACCTGATACCCACGACCGGTGAAGCGCTCGGCGTGCTGCTGTCCCGCACCGAGCAGAAAGTGCTGGACCGCTACCGCCGCCCCGCGGGCACGGTTCAGGTGCGGAGCCGCTGATGCTGTACCTGCAGAACATTGTCATCGTGCGGCCCGGCACCGTGGAGGACGACTACGGCAATACCCAGGAGGACTGGGGGGCCGGCGCGTCCCGAATCCCGGTGACCGGGGTGAACGTGCAGCCGTCGGGCGGGTCGACGGAGGACACCGACGACAA